GGTCAACCTCAAAGTCTCACGCGTGGAGCTCGTCGCCCTTGACAACGGCCCAAATTAAAATACCTCAGAAGCTGATCCCGGTCTTCCAGGGGCCGGCAGACGTGCGTGGCGCGTATGGCGGCAGGGGCAGTGCGAAAACACGATCCTTCGCCAAAATGGTGGCCGTTAAGGGCTACATCTACGGCCAAGCTGGGCTGTCAGGGCTCCTCCTTTGCGCCAGGCAGTTCATGAACTCCCTGGAAGACTCTTCCCTGGCAGAATGCAAGTGGGCCATCGAGGAGGAGCCGTTTCTCGCCGATTATTACGAGGTGGGTGACAAGTACATCCGTAGCAAAGACGGCCGGATCTCGTTCTCGTTCTCCGGCCTCGATCGCAACATTGCCAGCGTGAAATCCAAGGGGCGGATCCTACTCTGTTGGGTGGACGAGGCCGAGCCGGTCACTGAATCAGCCTGGAGCGTCTTGATACCGACGTTGCGCGAGGAAGGGGAGGATTGGAACGCCGAGCTATGGATCACGTGGAACCCGAAGAGCAAGAACGCCGCGGTGGAAAAGCGGTTCAGGCTGTCCAAAGACCCGCGCATCAAGATCGTTGAGCTCAACTGGCGGGACAATGCCAAGTTCCCGGCGAAACTTGAGCGCGAACGGCAACGCGATTTCGATGAACGGCCTGACCAGTATGAGCACATTTGGGAGGGTGGCTACGTCACGGTGATCGAGGGTGCCTATTATGCCAAGTCATTGACCACGGCCCGGCTCGAGAAGCGCATAGGCCGCGTCGGTCCCGATCCGCTCATGACGATCAGGATTTTCTGTGACATCGGCGGCACCGGCGCCCGTGCGGACGCGTTCACCATGTGGGCGGCTCAGTTCGTCGGTCGTGAGATCAGGGTACTGGATTACTACGAGGCAATCGGGCAGCCAGCTGCCACTCACCTGGAGTGGTTGCGGACGCGAGGTTATCAACCGTGGCGGGCTCAGATCTGGCTGCCGCACGATGGCGACTCACAGGACAAGGTTTACGACGTGTCGTACAAGAAATTCTTCGAGGACGCAGGATATGAGGCTACGGTGGTACCGAACCAGGGCAAGGGCGCTGCCAAAGCACGTATCGAGGCCGCCCGACGGCTCTTTCCCGTTATGTGGTTCAATGCTCCGGAAGGGGCAGATTACGAAACAATGCCGACATGCGAGGCAGGGATTGAGGCTATCGGCTGGTACCACGAGAAGAAGGACGAGGAGCGCAATATCGGGCTAGGGCCAGACCATAATTGGGCGAGCCATGGAGCAGACAGCTTCGGGCTTATGTGTGTAGCCTACGAGCTCCCCCGGCCCGACAGCAAAACGCCGGAGAACTGGCGCGAGAAACAACCACCATCGTCATGGAGAGGTAGATAATGGAAGAGCGGCTCAACCTGACCGTTGATAGTATCCGCGACGTTGTGGGTTTGTTGTCTAAATATAAAGATCCATTGGAAGAATACATGATCGAACATGGATTTTCTCCAAAACTTGGTGGACGATTGTATTGGCCTGCAAGCGTTTCAGTGGAATGGGGGCCGTTTGGCCCTCCTTATTACGTACGAATTACAAAATTAGTAGAACATCCAACAATGAGCTCTTACTGATATCCGGAGGGGCGTGATGGCAAAGCGGAAGCTCGACAGCTGTATGGAGGCAGGCAAGAAGCGGCATCGTACACGAAAATCAGCTCTCAATTCCGCAGCGGTCACTCAGAAGCATGTTCCCGAGGGGGTCACGATCAGGACGTATAAATGCCCCCATTGCCGGGACTTTCATTTGACCCATCACCCGCAGCACATTTTCCAACAACAGGAGGCGTAACGCATGGCCCATATTAATTTCCTTGGAGGATTAAAACGAGAGTACCACCACCTGATGGTACTCGTGGAAGACCGCGAAGAATACGAGCCGGCTATGGTCTTGATTCGCCCTACACTGATGGGCCGCTCGTTCTGGATACCGCTCTCGTGCATGTGGAAGTACCTGGAGCCCAAGAGCAACCGCGACGTCATGAGGTGGGACCACCAGGAGTTCGACCAGCTGGCGCGCAGCATCGAGTATCGGCTGGCGACCACATTTGGCCGGGTCCGCCAGGAGGCCGCCAACGACGCGGCGGGTATCGTGTTTGCCGAGGCGCTCAACGAAGGCAGTGGCGTGCTGCTCACCACGGCGTTCAGTTTGTTCAAGGCTTGTCAGCTCCTGGAGCTCACCATTGGACAACAAACGCTCGTGCAGCTCTTGATGTTCATCCAGGACGGGCTTGACCAGCTCAAGAACATGCCGCCGGCCGAGCCGGAGGACAAGATCCAGGTGGGCGAGGGGACAGTCAGGATCGATGGCGTGGCTCACCACTTCCCGGTGGAGACCACGGCCAGCGACCTGGCGAGGGATATTCAGGAGAACGAGGGATGAATAGTGTCCTTGAGTATCTCAAAGACAAAGAATGGAGCATGGGCAATGGGCAGTGCCCTGATTGTTGCGGTGCGCCACCTATGTGGCTTGGTCACCCCTGCCATTTGACCACCAACACCATCGGGCACAAGCAAGATTGCCCTCTGGCCGCTGCCTTGCTGGCCGCTGGCGGATCTCCTCTCATGATCGGCGAATACAAGGGGGGTGTCGTAAACCCAAGATACCTGCCAGGGTCCATACTGTCACAACGACGGGAGGCCGGATCGTGGTAGATCAAGCCAAACACATACGTCGGCCAGCTCGCACTGAACCCGACTGGAAGAAACTTCTTGACATCCTTTATGAACAAGAGATAATTTGCACTAATTTTTCAGGCCGTCTCGTTCTGGATTTCCACCGCGGCGGCGTTTCAGGGTGTGAGTTGAATCGGAAGTTGAAGTAGTTTGCCGGCGTAGACCGCTAAAGAGACGGGCCAGACTGTAAATCTGGCGGCAACGCCCCGCCTGGCGCAGTACCAGGAGCCGGCACCACAAATCTCGATACACCAGAAGGGGTCAGTACAAAACGTAAAGTCATGGATGGTCCGGCGCAGTGTTGGGGAAGACGCCGGATGCTCAATATCTCGCCCCAACTTACGCGCCCCGCCCGATAGGGGGCTGGTTCAGTACCCGGCCAGCCCCAAATAAAACCCAGCAGCACCGGCAGCCGCACCGTTCCCGGAAGGCCCGGCACAACGGAAAGGCCCCATTCTCGCATCAAGCGACATGGGGCCTTTTTCTTTTTCACCCTCTGTTTAAGGACTCAATGGATAACCTGCCCGCAAAACATACCGGCATGCACCCGCTCGACACCGACGAGGCGCAGGACCGGCTTAAGAACCTCCAAGGCTACCGGCACCAGGCGCGCATTGCCCAAGCCCCTAACCGGGATGAGATGGCGATCGATGAAGACTTTTACGACGGTATTCAACTCCGGGACGAGGATATCACAGCACTCGACAGCCGCGGGCAGGATCCGCTCGTCTTCAACCTCACGAAGAACACCGTCAACTGGGTCCTCGGCACCGAGCGTAAATCCCGTATCGATTTCTCAGTAAAACCCCGCCGCAAGCAGGACATCCAAGAAGCCAAGACCAAGACTAAGGGCATTAAATACATCCAGGACTTGAACCACGGCGAGTATGTACGATCTGAGGCGTTCGCTGACGCCGTTCGTGCCGGTATCGGCTGGGTGGAGATCGGCGCCCGCGAACAGGACGACCCGGTTTACTACTCCAAGGAGAACTGGCGCTACATGTGGTTCGACCACCTGGGCGGCGATGACATCAACACCTGGCGCTACGTCCTGCGTGAGAAATGGACCGATCTTGATATTGCCCTGGCCATGTTCCCTGACCGCGAGGAGGCCCTCGAAGTCCTGGCCACTGGCGTAAACAGCCTCTATCCCTACATCTCCGACGACTCCGAGACCCCCGACGACGCCAGCGAATTTGACCTAGAGAACGACGCATTCCTCGGCGGTGCTTATGATGGACTCCGCGAGCGGGTCAAGCTCTGCGAAATGTGGTACCGCACGCCGGCACAGGTGAAGGTCCTCAAGCTCAATGACCACGGAACGCCCTACGGCACCCGGCACGGCATCATCTACCGGCCCGAAGACGACGAGCACAAGTATCTGGTCAAGGGCAAGTACGCCAGCCTGATGGACCAGCGCAAGATGACCACCCGCGTGGGTCTCTGGGCTGGCTCGACGTTCTTGTACGACACACTGAGCCCCTACGACCACGATCTGTTCCCGTTCTTCCCGATCTTCTGCTATCGCCGCAAGCGAGACGGCATGCCCTACGGCATCATCCGTGATATCCGCGACCCGCAGTCTGACATGAACAAGCGCAAGTCGAAGTCGCTGTTCATGCTCTCCGCGCACCGGGTAATCATCGAGGAGGGCGCCGTTAACGACCCGGCAACCTTCCGCGCTGAAATGGACCGCCCCGACGGGTGCGCAGTAGTTCGCAATGGTGCACTCTCCGCCGGCAAGATCCACGTCGTCAATGAGCAGGCCCTGGCCGTGGCCCACCTGGAGCTCGCCCGCGATGACGCCAAATTCATTCAGGACATCGCTGGCATCACTGACGAAAACCTGGGTAAGCGTTCCAATGCCACCAGCGGCAAAGCAATCGAGGCGCGCCAGCTCCAGGGACAGACCACCAGCGGCATCGTGTTCGACAATTTCTACCACTCGTTCCAGATGCAGGGTGAATGTCTCCTCCGACTGATAGAGCAATATTGGGACGCCGAGAAGGAATTTCGGATCACCGGCGACGAGCGCCAAGATGAATTTGTGGCCGTGAACCAGATGGACGAGAACGGACAACTGACCAATAGCATGACCCGGCACCCGGCCGATTTCATCGTCAGCAAACAGGACTTCCGCGAGACGATCCGGATTGCCATGGGTGAGATGATCATGGACCTGATCAAGTCACTCATTCAGGGTGGCATGCACGAAGTGGCTCTGGCACTCCTCGACATGGCCGTGGACATGATGGACGAGCTCCCCGGCAAAGACGAGGTGGTAGCGCGCATCCGTAAGATCAACGGCCAGGAAGGCCCGGACGAGGGTATGAGCCCGCAGGAGAAGCAGAAGCGCCAGGCCGAGATGGAGCAGCGGCAGGCCGAGCAACAGAAGCAATCGATGCTCAAGGAAAAGATGATCGAGCTTGAAATCCGGCTCAAGACGGCCGAAATCACCGCCAAGGAGGCCGAGGCGTCAGGCAAGCAGGCCAAGGCCGCACTTGATACCGTGGCGGCCGCAGCTGTCAAAATCGAGAGCTTCATGAAAGCGCTGGAGACGGCCGGAGCGATCCACATTGCCCCCCAGCTGGTAGGCGCGGCCGACACACTCATTGATGAGGCAGGGCAGGCCATAGGCGGGCGGCAGATGCAAGCCGCACCGGCACCAGTGGAACAACAGGCGACGCCGGTACCCGAGCAGCAGGTACCACCAGACCAACAGCAGATGATACCGGGAGGTATGCAATGATACAGGGCGAGCGGAAGCGGAAGAAGAAAAAATCCACCAACGATTATCCGGTTCCGTCATGCGATGATAGTTGGAGCAAGCGGTATGAGATTGAACAAGACCTCAACGCCTTGTGCCGGGCAGATGCTGTCAAAGCGGATCCTGCCCGGATGGATCTTTGCCGTAAGATGGCAAAAGAAAAGCTCGACGAGTCCAAACGCAAGAAGGAAGAAGCCCAAGCTATGATCGAGATGGCGGCCGGGGCATAACAGCACCAGACAAGGAGGAGTAAAGCGATGATGAGAGGATCGATTTTGAGGCTGTTGAGCATGATGCTGATACTTCGGGACAATGCCGAGGGTGGTGGCGGTGGAGGGGCTACAATAGAGCGCCCCGAGCACATCACCGAGGAGGAGTGGTCTGATCTCTCCCAGGCCGAGCGCGAGTCTCAGGTGGAGACCGACGAGGGCGAAGGAGCACATAGTTTCCTGGATGGTGAAGAGGGCGAAGAAGGGGAGGAGGACGACCTGCCCGAAGACGTACTGAAGGCGATCGCGGGGCAAGAGGAGCCCGGCGAGAAGACCGCCGAAGAGCTGGCCGCCGAGGCTGCAGCAGCCTCAGACGACACGGCAGGAGATGTTGGTACAGCCGCCGGTACCGAAGAGGAAACCCCCGAAGTCACCGACGAGGATCTGCTCGCCTGGCGCGCTCAAGTCTCTGACGCTGAAGTGCCGATTCCGAAAGTCATCACCCCCGAGCTCCAAGCCAAATTGGACGAGCTCGACGCCAAACTGACCGAGGCTGATGAGTGGTTCGAGAAGGGCGAAAAACCGGACGAGACGCCATTCACAAAGGCCGATCTCCGAGCACTGGAACGCCAGATCAATAAGGATCGCCAGGACATCAACGACGACATCCTCCAGCACCGCCTGACCCTGCGCGAGACTGCCAAGGTTGATGTCGTCTGGCAAAAAGAACAAGCCGCTTTCCGGGCCGCACGCCCCGATCTGTTTAAATCGGCTGCTCTAGAAGGGGCGGTTGTCGCGGTGACCAACGGTCTACTCAAAGACCCAAAGAACAACGCCAAGTCCGGCATGCAGATCATGATCGAGGCCGAGCGGATTGTCAGGAAAGACCTGGGCCTGCCGGCGAAGGGTAAACCTGCAGCCAAAGAGACGCAAGCCGAGCCCGAAAAGAAACCAGCCGCTGCAAAACGGACGGCGCCAAACCTGTCAAAGGTCCCCGTGGCCGACCAGGAAGCCACCAACAACCCGTTCAGCGCAATCCTGCGGCTGTCCGGGGAGAAGTACGAGAAAGCAATCGAGTCGATGAGCGCCACAAAGCGGGCCGAGTTCGAGGCCTGGGCGAACAGGCAGGCGTAACCATGGCACTGACCAAGATCATAAACGATGGCGATGAGCTGGTTTTCGATATCTCCCAGGTGGCACACGGCGCCCGCAAGCAGATATCGGTAATACTCGTGCGGCGGGCCCGGCCGGCGAACATCCTGGTAATCCGGGCAGACAGGTCAATACCGATCTCGCATATCCGGCAGCAGGTAGTGGGGCAGGATGATAACGAGACGGCGCAGTTGCCGACTTACCAGCACTTTAGCCAAGTTCAAGCGGCAAAAATCACCGCGATAAAAGAGAGTGGACCCGAAGACGTCAGTATCATGTTTTGCCCCAAATACCTTCTTTTCCTTGAGGGAGTAGATAAGCCGGTTGAAGTAGACGATGCCTGGGTGAACCACTTCAAGCCTGAAACCGGTGGATACTACGTCCAATACGAAGGCATAACGCTTTTTAACAAGGCCAAGGAGTTTGAATCGGCCTACAGCAGAATTTAACCGCGGCCATGCCGCATAACCCAAACCACCGGTCGACGATCGCCGAGTAAAAGGAGTACCAAATGGGACAGACCATCATTGGTCTCAACAACCCCATGGCCGTAAAGATTTACTCCGGTAATCTGGCCGTGGACATTCCTCGCAAAGGGTATTGGACCCGTAAGTTTATGGGCAAGGGCGAAACCCCTACCAAACCCCTCTGGCAGCTCACCAACCTGGAAGCTGATTCTGGGGAACAAATCACCTACGATTTGAACATGCAGCTCAAGCAGGTTCCGACCCAGGGTGACAACCTGATCGAAGGTAAGGAAGAGGGGCTGGTCTTCTACTCCGACGTAGTTTACATCGATCAGTTGCGCGGTGGTATCGACTGCGGCGGGCGTATGACCCGCAAGCGCACGCTGCACGACCTGCGCAAGATCGGCAAGGCCCGCGGTACTGACTGGTGGGCACGTCTCTTCGACGAGACGATCTTTATGTACCTGTCCGGCAGCCGCGGTACCAACGCTGAGTACATCGAGCCCACCACGTTCAGCGGCTACGCCAATAACTCCTTCACCGCTCCGGACAGCCAGCACATCGTCTATGGTGGAACGGCAACCAGCCAGGCCACCGTGGCCACAACCGATAAGTTCGGAGTCGACGCGATCGATCGTTGCGTGGCCATTGCCGGCATGATGGGCGGCGGCACAGCTGGCATCCCCCAGATCACCCCCGCCAACATCGAGGGGGAAGATCAGTTCCTGTGCGTCATCGACGAGTGGCAGGCGTTCGATATGCGGACCGGCGCGGGTACCAATGGCTGGGCCGAGATACAGAAAGCACTGGCCACCGCCCTGGGCAACAAGTCCCCGTTCATCACCGGCGCCCTGGGAATTCATAACGGGGTCGTCATCCACAAGCATCAGAACGTGGTCCGGTTCACCAACTACGGCGCCAACTCGGACGTAGCCGCTAGCAGGGCTCTGTTCCTCGGTGTCCAGGCTGGTACCATCGCGTTCGGTTCCCCCGGCAAGGATCTCCGCTTCGGCTGGACCGAGGAGAGCAAGGACGCCGGCAACAAGGTGGCGATCTACACCAACACCATCGTCGGCATCAAGAAGGTCACGTTTAACGGCCTCGACTTCGGTGTGATGTGCATCGATACGGCGGCCAAACGTCCCGGCACCTGATAACCCTGTAACGACCTATTAACCCACACAACAAGGGGCGGCAACGCCCCCTTCGGAGGACACAATGTCTCAGTTTATTTCTTACATGGATAAGGCCAAGGGGGTCACCCCTTACACGGCCCACGCCACAACCGACCCTTACCCCAAAGAGGGCAGTTGCCCAGCGCTGCAGGCTTTCGGTGCTGGCATTACCGTAACTGTAGAATCAAAGGTTGCCCTCACAGCAGCAGCAAACCAGATGGCGACCAACGACATTATTGTAGCGCTCCCTATTCCGCCCATGCACGTCCCGGTTGATTGTTATATCGCTTCTGACGACCTCGACACGGGTACCGCCGTTACCCTGACCGTTGCCGAGCTCAACCAGGATTTCACGGACATCGTGGCCAGCACCAACTTTATCACCGCTTCGACCGTTGGTCAGGCCGGCGGCATTGCACGGGCATCAGTTGCTGACGGTCTCCGTCTCCCCCCTGTTGATCGTATCCGCTGGATCGGGATCAAGGTGGCGGCCGGAGTAACCGGGCTGAATGCCAATGCTGTTCTCTCCCTGACCTTCTCCTACCGGGCCGCCAACGCCGATTAACCGGCAGGGCTGACGGGCATCCCGTCGGCCCTGTTTTTTAAACCCTCAACGAAAGGAGATATCAGTCATGAAAAAACTTACCTGCCTTATCACCATGTTTGCCGTGCTGTTTATGGTGTCTATGGCTTTTGCCGAACCAGTTCATTCAGTCGCCAACGTAGCCCGCTTGTGGAACAACTACGCTGGCACCGCTTCGACCGCGACATACAGCACCGTCGTCAAAGCGGATCGCAATACCAAGAAATCCTTTATCCTTGTCGGTTATTCCAGCGCTGGTGTTGACCAACTTACCACTCTGCCCGGCACGGCCGTCATTCAGACCGGCCCTACATCAACCGGCCCGTGGGTGACAGCCAAAGACGTCAACGGAAACTCTATGAGTGTCACAGCAACGGCCCCTTACCTGATCGATACTCTCAACCAGTGGTACAGGATCATGTTCACCAAAACGGCTACCAACACCAAAGGCATAAGCGCCTGGGTACTCACGGCCGAGTAGTAACCGGGCAAAACTAACACCATCCAGGAGGAACCGAATGAGCAACATCATCGAAACGACAATCAGCAGGATTGACCCGCTCACCCGCAAGCCGGCGGCCACCATTTTCCACCTCGGCAAGATTCAGTACACCTTTGTGCCGAGACCCGAACTGACCGGCGATGAAGAAACCAGTGTTTGTATCGTCATCAGCCAGGAACACCGGGATTATCTGTTGAACGATCCCATGTGCCGGAATCATTACCGGGAGTATGTCCCTCGTGTGAAAGTTGTCGGTGCCGAAGAAGCTCTTGATCGCGCCATGTTCGAGGAGTGGAAGAAGTTGCGCGAAACCCTCTCCCAAGAGGAGATCATGGCGATGATGACGCCGAAACCGGCCGCGCAGCCCGAGAATAAGGAACCGGAAACCCCGGTCGTCACCGCCACTCCCAACGCCAATGCGCAAAACTCCGGATCAACTGCTATCACGGGCAACACAGGGTCTGTGTCAAAGAAAAAGACTGAGACAACGGCTGCCAAAACAGAGGATATTTCACGCGGCGGTATTTTCTAAACCCTGGGCCGCGAGGTTCCGGCGCCCTTGGCCGGCCTCGCATAAGTCCCCACCTCGGAGACACCATGAAATCAACAATACTGACAATAATGATAGTCCTGGCGGCGGTAATGGCTGTCTCCGCTCAATCGATCACGTTTAGGCAGATGTCATCTGCCTACCCTTCTACTCCCAACCTGCGGATCGGGTTCATGTACGGCCCACTCCAGGTGGCACCAGGGACTCAGAATCCACCGATTCAGGCCGGAGTCGTAGATGCGATCAAGGGTTATTACTTCACCAAGACCATCACCGTCAACATATCCTCTTTAAAACAACCCGCTTGGATACTCGTTCAACCAACCAACGACGTTTATTGGAACTGGGGAACCACCGCCGATCTTGTCAATAACCTGCTGATTACTGGCGGTGACAAAGGCGAAGGGATCGTCCCGAGGTATTAATTATGAGCTACACAGCCAGCAATCTCGTGATGGATGTCCTCCCTCGTGCGGGCAAGTTGCCTCCGAGCGGGATAACGATCTATGGAGCAGCGAATTCCATAACGTCGATCATCTTCAAGGTTCTCTTGGAGCGGCAATCTGACTTGCTGGCCAGCGGAAACCTTAAATCAATCCTTCCTGCAAACGGGTATATCGTACCCCTCCCCTCAGATTGGTTATCCTCTGCCGAAAAACCCGGCTCCATAGAGACCGTTGGACTTGTGGACAACCTGACAGTTGCATTAATTGCCGCAGGTCTCTCAGCGCCAAACCAGGCGACCCTGGAGAGCATGTTAGCAACCGGCGCCGGCGTCAATGTCTCAGACATTCAACTACTCATTCCAGGCACTAACGTACAATCCATCGTGGATACGCTTTCGTCCACCAGTCAAGCCCACCGCTTTCAACCCTCATATCTCAACGAGGATGATAACGATGATTTGGGCTGGTGGAACTGGTATGGGGCATCAAGTCAGACATTCGAGCCGCCTGCACACTCTCCACGCAAGATGAAGATCTTTGGTTTTACGATGTTCACCAGGCCCAAAGTCATCAACGATTCAATTGTCTCCTGCAGGTACAACCAGAAACCCGCGTCAATCACCGGCCCGACAAGTGTAGTCCCTTTCAGCGGTTTTTTCGATGAGGTTTACCGGGAAGGGGCTATCAAGATCCTCTCGGCAGGGCTCGCTTATCCTGATAGTGATCCAGCGTTTGCTGGGTTCATCCACCGGGAAGTCGAGACGGTGGTGAATTCAAGGGCGAGGCTGATTAAAACAGAAGGTAGGACGAAGCGAAGCATATTCATGTAATGGCAAGGAGTGGATATGAACGAACATCAGCACATTCCGAGGCAACGCACACTGACAGATGCTGATATGGTGGCGCTTGCTGAACTACTGCAAAGACAACATCCCTGCCGATTTGACAACGTTTCAAGGGAAGACATGGATTTTGTCAAAGACCTGCTAAGGCTTTACAAAGAAACACGGTCAGAGGTATTGAAATGGATCATTCGCGGCGTGGTATATGGGGTGCTGTTGGTAGCAGCCATAGGACTATACGTAAAAATGAATCTGAAATAAGGAGCAACCATGAAGCGAATATTTCTGACAATCGCGGCGCTCTGCCTGATGGCGGGGCAGGCGATGGCTTTTAACTTTAATTTCGGCTTCAACTTCGGCGGCAAGAAAGGCGTGAAATATGTGGACCTCGCCCCGGTCATGGTGTGGCAGAACTACACGCCAACGCCGGGATCTTACGCGTTTGGTAACCACTCAACCGGCACAACGACCGACAAGGTTTTAACCCTCTCAAACACTGGTAATGACGTGCTCGAATCTGCGTCACTGGCCGTTGCTGGTACTGGCTTCACCCTTCAATCCACAACCTGCGGGGCAAATCCTTTTAACCTCGCCCTATTGACTACCTGCACAGCAACGGTACGTTTTTCGCCGGTTGCGGTAACGAGTTATACAGGAACCATTACGGCTTCAGCGCCGAATCTGACGGATCAGGTGGTTAATTTGAGCGGTGCTGGGACGGCGTCCGTTACAAATAATACATACACCATTAGCAATACAGATAACGGTGGGTATACAATGTCCAATACCCGTACCCTGGGCCAAACATTTACAGTTCTCTCTGGGCAAGGAGGACCACTGCAATCAATAACCATAAAGCGGGCGGCTGGCGGTACTAATATAACATTTACTGCGAGGATAGGCATTGCTGGCAGTTTGGACATGACAAGCAGCTATGTAGAGGGCACTGTCGTATCTACAACGGCGTCAGTTGAAGTGTCAATACCTATTACGGGTATAACTCTCGCAGAAGGAAGCACATACGCATTGGCTGTGCAATCTTCGGGTTCCTGTGGGCTAACATATGCTACCACTAGCGTATATTCGGGGGGTTATCAGTACGAAAACACCACTGGTGCTTCATGGGATCTAACAAGTCATCAGGCGACAACGCATGAACTTTACTTAAAATACACGGTGGCACAATGAAAAATATTGTTCGCTCAATTACGTCTTTAGTATTTCTCTGTATTACAGCATTTTCTTCGAATTGTTGGGCTGCAACTATAACTTCCTTCCAAGCGGGGTCTGCATCGATAACGACAACGTGGGTGGGTGGAGTTGTTCCTGGGGATGGGGATATTATAGTTTTAGACCATGCGGTCATTTTCGATAGAGATACAACTGTCGGGACATCCCCATCAGACACTACGACCATGGCAATCACCGTGAATCAAAATGGTAGATTTATAATTGCGCCCGGCGTTGAAGTGACTTGCAGGGGTAGCCTCTACAACAACGCTGGAAACATCGGTAGCATACAAGACGGAGTACAATTTGGGGCCGGCTCCATACTAACATTTGATCCATCACAATCAACAAACCCCCAACAATCATATGTAATTAAAAGCGGATATTATGCTCGTTATTATCTTAAGGGCAGCGCAAACAACTACGCAAAAATTCAGTCTAAAGAAGGCTACGGCAACGCCTTTTTCACGCAAGTCGGGTCCGAATATGGTAATACATTTAATGCTGATTATAGTTATTTTTCAAGACTAGGTTCAAACGGAGTTATCGGATTAGCGACTTTCCCAAATTCAAGCAGGGACTCTGTGTCCAGCATCACCAATTCGATTATCGATAATTGTGGAAAGGTGGTTTTAAAAGTTACAAGCCCAAATGCAAAAATAATTTATACTAATAACACTGTAAAAAATCATACATCTAATGAGACTTACGCTTTTAGAATTTATGGGAGTATTGATAATACGTGGGTGTCTGAAATAGAAAATAACACATTTTCTCAGTCAGTCCAAATGATTACCCCAGTTAAGTTACGTGTCACCAAAAATTATTTCGGTGGTGGGGTAGGTACTTCAGGATCAGACCCTACGAAAGAATTTTCATGGGACTTATTTAGTAATAATTTAATTGTTAGGTTTGATGGAGTGCCGAATGTTCGCTTTAATGATAACATCCAAGACAACTATTTTTGCGGGGATCGCAAAACACCAAACATTAGTTTTTTTACTATAGATGCCACCACTTTTTCTCGGGATGTAAGTGGGAACATATTTGAACATATTGCAGACAGCAATCTAGGGGATATGGTATTCCCCACTAGCACAAATGACACATCGAAAATAACATTTAAAAACAATATTTTGCTTCCAAACCCCAAAAATGAAAGTCCAGGCAAACTGATTTCATTTTTCACACCGGGAGGCCATACGCATCTTTATGTCGATATTTTAAATAATACATACGTAACTACAGGAATAGCAAACGAGCCGTTCGAAACCGGAATAGGAACAGGTGAGTTAGAGCCCGGTAAAGACGATGCTTATTATGGCAATCATGTGGGGATGATATCGGCATTTAAAAATAATATTGCTTGGACCCCAGTTGATTTCCCCTACAAAGGAGCAAAACTTGTAAGAGAACATAGTCATATGCAGGACATGATGCTATCTGCAAATACAGATTATAATTGGGGTTATAATCTATACACTGGTAGCGAAGGTTACGGGTATCATTCGTGGAACGCTTTTCGAATCAACTCTATGTTTTCGTCCGGCACGCCTGATTTACATGGAGGTACGGACAATCCATTATTTGTAGACACAAGTAGGAATTTTGCCAGTTATCACAGGGACAAGCTTAATAATACATCTGTACCAGCTTGGATCAATGGTCATGCGTATGCTATCGGGGATACAGTAAGTTCATCTGTAGGTGGCTATTATAAAGGTAAAATTATAAACTATAGATGCGTGTCGCCGCATACAAGTGTAGCCGGAGATAATGTGTTAGGTCAGCCCGGTGGCACCGTTAATGATTGGCGAACAAGTTGGGAATTTGCGAGCCACCAAAGCTTTAGAGACGACCCCGCCAAAATATCAGATCTAATAGATTGGGTCAAGGTGGGGCAAACCCCCACGAATTCGGCTTTTAGAGGTTCCGGCGAGGGTGGGGTAGATGTAGGAGCTGTCCCATTAGCTAATGCCCAAAAATACGCCATTCTAGACTATACGAATGCTTCCACTGCGCAAATGGCATGGATTAATCATAACTTCACAGCCAAAATATCGGGCAACAACCCAAACAATGCCGGTATGTTTTGGGCGGGTTATTATGACATTCTCGGGCCTGGAAGCGTTTCTGAATTATTAAATCTCAAAGATTGGGCGGTAGCAAATAGCGCAAATTCCGAAAAAGCGTTGATCCACGCGAAGCAGGATTTTATATCAACAATTAATCCCGCTTGGAGTCAGATGGATAAATTTGACAATTTTGAGGGTGCCAAAGGGGTTATATTTTACAACGGTTCGGCCTATACAGACGCTACCACAACGGCTTATAGCGGTTCAACAACTTGGCAGGACATAAACTATATCGGGTATGAGGAGCCCTTTGATATTATCAAAATCACTCGTTCCGCTGGTTCAGGAATAACCGGAGTGTGGGAATACTGGGATGGCTCGTCATGGACATCACTGACCGTCACTGACGGCACAACTGCGTTTGCTCAAAGTGGTAACGTGGCATTCGGTCCTCCAGCGAACTGGGCGAGAACGGTTGTAAAC